ACCATCAGACATTTCTTGGTATGACTTATTTTGAGTAGATTGAGTTTGTGTTTTTTTTAATAAATTAGGATAACCATTCATATGTTGATTATTCCAAAGAGCAATGGGATTTAAGTAATAATATTTTTTAGTGTCACTGTTAGATCCTATATTAGTATCAGGGAGTTGAAATAAAAGTACTAATTCATTTACTAATGGGTAATTTTTTAAATATGGTAATAGGGGTAAAGCAGTATTATTATAATTAGAATCTAAATCTGCTCCACCTACGGATTCAAAAAATATAGTCCCTACGGCATTCCACCCACCTAATTCAAAAAAATTAGGGTAATTGCTATCAAGAATAATATCTGTTACTCTGCCCGATATTACATTTTGGGAGATTAAATCTATTTGATTCTTTAAATTGGAATCAGGAGTAGTACTAACATTTAATTGTTGGTTTACACTAGAAAAGCCATATTTATTTGCCATCTTTTTTTTCTTCGAAATTTGTATTAAGCTTATCTAACTCTTCCATTAATTGTTGTTTTTCTTCATCGGTAATACCCAATGCTTCACCACTAGAACTATTATTAAGCGCACGCTGTACTATAGTAGCCATTTTAATTAATTGTTCATCGTTACGAACGCCTATATCCATATATTCCTTTATAAGGGGAACGATTAAAGTAGCGTCTCCTATATCATTAATTAATGGTTTAAGTTCGGATATTAAACCCGATATTTGTTTTTCTTTCTTTTTTTGATTGTTGTATATTTCTTCTAAGATATTAGAGAATTTTTTCTTCCCGAATACAACACTGTCTAATGATCCCATAATATAATTTTATTATAAATATGAATATAAATAGGATTTAAAATCTGGCGTAGCCATTCTCTAAGAAAAAGATATATTGTTGTTTAAATATATCATAAAGTTTATCGGCTATTTTAGTAATTTTAGGTGTTTTTACATCTACCATCTCACGGATATAGATATAAAGAGCCTTTTTATTAAATACCTCTAATGTTTCTCTTTTACGAAATAATTCCAGAATTGCATCCGCTATTTGAGCATCATTTTTCTTAGGAAATAACTCATAAATATTTTCTGAAACATGGTCTACAAATATATCAACATATCTATCTAAATCACTTTTAACTACTTCATCCCCCTGGGAATATGTGTGTGTTGAATTTTCTCCTGTAAGTACATCAACATCAACTTTCTTAATTTTTTTGTTATAATTTTTGGTATTATATAATATTAACCATCGTTTAACAATAGTTCCAAAATAAGAATAAGCTTTAGCTCCCCTACTAGGGTCAAATAAATGAATTTTAGATAATAAAAATGTAATTATTTCATGTTGTAGATGTTCTAGGTTTTCAACGTCAGTATGATAAAACTTAAAAGTGTGAATAATATTTTGTGTAAGCTTAAAAAACGCGAAATGGATTTCACGTTCATATATTTTAGATCTAGTTTCGGAACATTCTGTATTATTATATAACACAATTGCATCCTCTGTATCTTGTGTAAAATAATTTTTACTTTTTTTTCTTCTCTTTCTGACTTTGGTCATTAGTTATTATTTTTTTTGAATTGGGATAAATCATTTTGAATAGTTTTTATTTCATTAAAAAACCACCCTATTTCATCATCACTTTTAAATGTACCTCTTTGGTCAATTTGTTTTAAACGATCATTAGAAAAAGAAATATGTTCATCTATTTTATCAATAAAAGTATTTTGTGATAGTATTATATCCTCTGCTTTTTCATTTTTACGTAAAAGGTTAAAGGTCGTATATCCTAAGATAACGACCAAAACACCTAATATAATTGTATAAATTAACATCATAAACTGTCTAACATATTCTTTAATCCTGGACTTGACATACTATTTAATGCCTTAGTTTTGGATGATTTAATATTGGAATTCAATGTATAATTTTTCTTTGGCATAGCCACATTATTCTTAGAGAACTTTGGTAACCACTCAATCTCAAATTCAATACGTGCCGCCATCATGTCAGCCTGATGTAAAATAAATGGAAGAGATGTGCGAGGTTTTTGTTCTGGCATAAATGCTTTTAAATATTTCTCATTTGCTGAGTCATATAAACCATCATGGGTCTGGATAGCAATCATTTCATTAAAAGTATATTTAATATCATGTTGCTGAAGTAGAAATAACCCGCGATCTGGAACGGAGGCGAATGGTAATGCTTTATTAAACATATAATCTTCACCTAATTTATCACGTCTCCAATTATCTGTCTGAGGTACATATGCTTCTTCAGTATCAGATCCCATTTTACCTAGGTCATGATTAATCGCCGAAAATATCAATTCTTCCTGGGTAAATGTCGTCATATCACAACCAAAACCTTCCCATACAGCGGACATGGATAATGCTGCTTTTACTACTCTATTAACGTGGTCTACATACCCACCTGGGAATGCGGAGTGGTATTCTTTCTTATGAGCTGCTGGCATTAATATAATACGATCCTCATATTTACTATAAAAATCAAGTAAACGTTGTTTACGATCTCCAGTAATATAGGTTTCAATATTAGTGTTGAATTCGACCCAATTAGCTTGTAATTTTTCTGCTGTAAATTTCATAACTTTTATTTTAAATTTTTAATTAATTCATCTGCTGTTTCTTTATCTTCTATAAACTTAGCCCATTTACCATCAGGACAAGATGATATTAAAGAACGTGTTTTACTTGCCATAGAACAACCACATAAAGAACAACAAGGTTGTGTACCGGGTATGGTACATTTGCTTCCTTTTTTATCTAGATAAGTACATTGTTGGCAAATTGACCATCTAATAGCAGCTATTTGTTCAACATCCTCCTTTACAAATATTCGGTTTTTAATTCCCTCATATATAGTAGACATATTTCCAAATGCATTTATTAGTTGGTTAAACCTACTCATTAACTCTTGGTTCTCTTTCAATCATAGATCTAATTTCTTCAATAATATCTTGACCCTTTTCAATACCTTTTTTATAAGTTTGAATGGGTTCATTGGTATTTACAATCCTTTGAAGATTAATTAGAACATGATCTAATGTTTCTAACTTTCTATTAATCGTTTCTCTATTTCTCATATGTGTAATTTTATATAGGGTAAATTTTATCCCCCTTTTTAAACCTTTATTTCCGTCCCCTTTTTTTCCCAAAACCTGTATTTCAAATGTACGAATAGATTTTTGGGTAACCTAGTTATTCTGAATGTTCTTTTAATATTTCTTTTATTTTATAGATATGTGCACATTTTTCATATTCTTCATAACTTTCAAAAAAATTAATTGCACCATCTAAAGTTTTATTAAGTGTTAAGGGATTAAAATTAATAATAGCATCAACATCACCACTTTTTTCAACATCTACATTTTTAATATAATACCAAGCCCTATGATACACAGTATATTCAGATGCTTCCTTAGTAGATTCTACATTATAATCAGGTTGTTCCTGTTTAAGAAATTTTTCTAATTTTTTATGGAATATTTCATGATTTTGAATAAGTTTGACAAACATTCCTATTTTAGCATAGGGTCCATTCATAAATTCCTGGATTTCTTCATTGGTTTTATCACCACTGACTTCTTTTCCATCTACAAATAACTTAAATATTTTATCTTTATCTATCATTAATGTTATTTAATTATAAATATACTAACTATCTAATTCTTTCAATTCAAGTTCAATATCCTTAATAATTTGTTTTAAAATATTATATTCTTTCACTATATCCTTCTTTTTTGGGTTATCTGGATGGTATCTCCAAACTTCATCCATTACAGTTGTAGTTGCTACTAAATCATTTAACAATTCAGTTCTAATATCATCTTGATCCATTTGTTCTTGTGTCATATTCATTTTTTATTTAAATTTATTACCTATTAATATAATATTATCTTTTGCTTCTTCCAAACTAATATGAAAAAATTCTTTTCTATTATTAACTCTAAATGCTTTTAATTTCTCATGAGTCATTTTTTCTACCATCTCACCATTAAAACATTTGTAAGCCCATTCTACTTTATAAGGTGTAGGAACACCAGTGGCAGATGATATTTGAGTTGCTCTTTCTTCAGGTTTTAATTTGGTATATCCAATTTTTAGATATTCTTTAGGTAATGAGGGGTTTGATAATACATATACCCATTGATCTCCTTCACCTTGATCGGCATAAATCCCATACTTTTTTTCGGTATAATACGTTACATCTTCCCATCCCTCACCTCGTTCACTTGGAGTGATGGTGAAAAAAGCTGCGTTTTCAATACCGGTATTTCCGTAATTTTCACGAAGGGGAATTAACCCCTCCGCTACTTTATCTGTTATCCTTTTCATTATGCTACGAATTCTAATGCTTTACTAAA